AGAGTTTGAAACCATAGAAGAACTTGAGGAATGGTTTGAAGAAGAGGAAGAAATAGAGGAAGAAATAGAAGAAGAGGTCGAAGAAATAGAGGAAGAAGCCGAAGAAACTAGAGTAGCCGAAGAAGAAAAAGGTGGTATTACTTCACAAATGTTAAGTGTTGTAGCTAGTACAATTCAAACGGCTACCGACAGTGTTAGTGGAACAACAGCAGGTACATCAATACATGCGACAGGAAATACAAAATCTTCTGGTGGTAGTGTCGCAGGAAATACAACAGCTACAGCCGTAACCAGTAGTGTTACAGGTGGACAGAGTATGTCAAACTCACCTAGTATATCTGCTCAAGTGGTTAGTTCAGTTGTACAAACTCAACAAGTTTTAAATAGTTTTAGTACCGACAGCAGTGTTTCAAATACCATGAGTACACAAAACACAGCAGTAGGGAATACCGACAGTGGTAGCAACACAGCAGTAGGTTCAACCACTACAACAACCAATGAAACCGCTACCAATACTAGTGTTGCGAGTAATACCAGTAGTGACAATAATACAGCAGTAGGAAATACAGGTGGTGAGGAAAACACAGCAGTGGGTGAAACAAGTGGCCCACAAAATACAGCAGTAGCTTTCGAGAATAATATGCAAGACCAACAAGAGCAGTTAGAGCAACAACAAGAAGAGACAGGAGAATATGCAGACTCTACACAGCTTGTTGCGTATATGGGAACAGTTCCAGGATTTGATGCATACAGACAAATAGTTATGCCACAGGCTTCTGCATGGTATGAACCTAAAGATATTTACATGTCTGCTTTGATGCCTGATAACAATCAAGCATTCTTTGGAATGTATTCAGATAGTTTGAATGGATTAAAAGCTTTACAAGATTTACAACCTAACTTATAATAATGGAGAAATAAAATGGATTGGTTTCAATCAAGAGCAACACAAATAATAGGTTTGGTTTCTATTATAGGAACTTTAGCTGGATTTGGATACACAGGTGCTACCTATGTAAACAGAATCGAAAACCTAGAGAAAAAAATAGGAAGACTAGAAGGTACAGAAGACGCTCAACAAGAAATTGAAGAACGCTTTAGTGCTATCGAAACTTCTGTTGAATATATTAATAAGACAATTGATGATAGTATTGTGCCTGAAGTTAAAGAGAACACTAACATGGTTAAGGTACTTGATCTAGATATCTCTACAGTAAATGTAGAAATAGATAACTTAGAAAACAGAGTTAAAAGAATAGAAGACCAAGACGATAATCCGTTGGCAAATTAATCAACATATTGAACAGCAGTTATTTCATTTTCGAGGTATCGATGTATGCCTTGAAGTTTTATTGTGCCTTCGTGTACAATCTTTTTGATAACCTGTGCATCTTCTTTATTTCTAAAAACTTTGTCTATGTCTTTCATAGGTAGTCCTCCAAGATCAGATACTATGTTTCCTTTAGAGTCTAATATAATTTTAAAAGTGAGTAAGGTTGCTTCCATTATAGTATCTCACATGAACCAGCAGTACAGGCCAGTTCTTTAGTGTTTTCAGTCATATCTTCCTTTTCATAATCAGAAAGTTTAGACCAATCAACAGAATCAGTTGTTTTATTTAACCATTCTTTATATTCATCTTCAAATATTTCCTGGTATGGAGCTTGTTGATATGAATGATCTGCATAAGGAAGAAAAGAAACTCCTGATATTCTATCAAAATTATCCCATACCCATGAGCCAACCTTTAACCATTCTGATTCTCTAACTGAGATCGTGGCCGATGGTTTATGTTCACACCAACTGTCTTGATATGTTTTCCAAATTTCTAAATGTTCTATAGCTGATAAATCTATTCTTGTCAAAGATTTTTTAGGAGATTTAATTGGAAAGTAAAACACTAAAGTATGATCAGGTTTAGTAATATCGTCTTCATGATATACTCCTTGATCAACCATTAACTGAGCAACAGGATCTTTTTTATCAGCACGAACAGTTCTTAAATAGTATTCGCTGTGTCTTGTATGTATCCCACTAGCGCTATCAACCAACTGACTAACAGTTCCACTAGGCTTAACACATGTTATTGCAACAGATTGTTCTATTCCTAAACTTCCTGCCCATGCCTCGTTAACTTCTACTGCAGTTCTTTTTAAACTTTCTAATCTTCTTGGTAAGTTATCTCCTTCATACATCTTTTTATTGTCCATAATACCTGTAAGAGAAACACCTAATAATGATTCTTCTTCTGTATTGTCTTTCCAAGCTTTTGTTAAGTATCTAAAGTTAGTTAGTGTTGCTTGGTAAGTTCCCAAAATAGTTGCAATTTCTACTTTTCTTTCTAAATCTTTCCAAGTATCATTAGGTCTAACAACAACCTCTGTTAAATTACAGAATTGTTTATTCCTTAGTATGATTTCACTACATGGATTACAACCAAAATCTTTATACTCTTTTCTTCTTCCGTTTTTAGATGCTTGTTCTTCAGATGCTTGTCTGTTAAATATTCCTCTTTCTCCACTTTTAGATTCGTACAAAGATAACCATTCTCTCATGAATGCACCCATCTCTGCTGAATCTGTGTATGCTACTGAGTTATTAGACAATGCTCTGTGTTGGCTGTGTTCCCACCAAGAACCTGACTTAGCATTACGCATACGCTCATCTGAGAGGTTGCTGAGTGAGATCAAAGCGCTACGTCTAACACCACCTACTACAACAACTTCTGCAATCTTACACATCAAATCGTGGCAGTCAATAGACACCAGTTTCTTTTGTCCTTTGGATATGGCATCTTGAAAAATATTAATTGTAAAACGAATTAAATCGTCTAGAGGAGCTGGTCCACTAGCCCTTCCTCCAAAAGTTTTAAGTCTTGCTCCTTGTGGCCTAATATTACTAAGATCCCACTCAGGTATTTGTCCTGCATAAAGTAAAGACATTAATTCTTTGTATGCTTTTGCCCAACCGATTTTGGAGTCAGCAACTTTTATAACTGTATCTGTAGGATGTAGTTCTTCAGGAAGATCAGGAAGTTTATTTATGTACTGTCTTTCAACACTAAATCCAACACCTGTACCGCACATAAGAATATAAAGTGTTTCATCGAATGATCGAACATTATCAACAGCAACATAGCTACAATTAAATCCTGCAACATTATCACGCTCTAACGCTTTACCTGAAGACATCAATGCTCTCATACTAGGCATAACTTCTAATTTAAGTACAGCTTCTTCTAGTCTTTGTCTTTCTTTACTAATGTCTGTATTGTGATTGTCCATTAAATGTTTCTGCATAAAATCGAAATACCTAGCAACTGTTTCTTGCCAAGTTTCTCTTCTTCCTAAGTCTTCATTCCATCTTGCGTACCTGCTAAGATGGATAAACTCTTGATATGTAGTAGGTAATTTAACTTCTTCCATTTCTCTCCTTCTCTTTTAATATTTGTTTTAGTTTGTTTTCATACCAATCTGCTTTATCTAAGTCTTGTACTCCATTCTTGTATCTAAATCTCCAACGATACTTCAATGAGTTTCCTCTTAGATAACCAATAAATTCTTCGTGTGTTAGCATGGCTTCAATAGCTTCAATGCATTCTATCTTGCCGTTGTTGTAGTGCGGTGGATGATTAACTAAATCTTCATCCATTATCTTATGTGCTTGTTCCATTAGTTCTTCCATGTTACTCCTCCTCTTCGTTTTTCATATAGTTCGGTAAATAAACTTCTACAAAACAATTACAATTAGGACAAGAAAGATTAGTAACAATGGAATATTCTTCGTTTTCATGTTCAATATCGTGATCTCCTCCCCAAATTAAGTCATGATTACAGTACCAACAATTCATTATTGTTCCTCCTCTTCTTTCCATTTTTTAGGTAAACTCTCTGCGCTGTACCATCTAAATCCATTCTTTGATGCCCATTCAGCGTGGCTTCTCTTTGTTCCATCTCTTCTTCTTTTAGCTCCTGGCATAGGTGCTGAAGGATTAGAGAACAAAAAAACTAATTCACAATCTTTGGGAAGTTGTTTTCTGATATGTATGTATTTACTATACTCAGCATAATCCCAAAATCTTCCTTTGGCCTCAAGATAAATAATTTTTTTACCTATAATTCTAATAAAGTCAGGATGATATTTATGTGGAATTGAATACTCAATTATTCCTTTATGATGTTCCCAATGTTGTAGTTCTTCTTGGTGAAGATCGTACTCCCATTTAGAGTCGTATCCTTTTGGTAGTCCTTTTTCAACTGGTCTTTTCTTTCTTGGTACTCTTTTCATTTTAATGTACTGTCTCATCAACAGGCATATCCATACCTAGTTCTCTTAGGTTTATTTCTGTTTCTAGTAAGTCTTTAAGTTTTTCCAATAGATCAGAATCTATTTCTTGTATCTCTGTTCCTGCAAATAAAACACCGCCTATAGCAATTAGTAAATCATCTAATTGTATAGTAGTGATGTCAATTTGTATTTCTTCAGTCATAAGTAATCTCTTCTACTCTTGGTTCTTTTGCAACTTTTGTAAAATAAACTAACTTGTTAGAATACTTAAAGACTCTAAGGCCTTTTCCTTCGTTAGCATCTTGGTGACAGGTGTTTTTATGACGGCAGTAAACACAACCTGTAGGGAGTTTCATGTTACCACTTTTTCCGTCAGGTATACTATTATAGCACCTATCTGGAGGGTTGTCAATAGTTAAAGCTTTTTTTATGTTTTTTATTCGTTTTTTAATGTTAGGTTTGTCTAACTCTTCAGGACAATACAAAGCAATTTCTCCAGTCTCTTTATTTAAAGCTAAAAAACCTCCTTTATTTGTTCCTTCGTTTTCTTCGTATCCTGATAGTTGAGCCATGTATCCAAAAGGATCGTCTTCTCTTAAAGTTCCGTATTTAAATTTTTTGAAAGAGAATCCTGATGCTGTTTTAATATCAACAACTTCTCCATCTATAATACAATCCATGTGGCCTATAACACCATCAACATTAACTTCCTTTTGTTCTCCTTTTACAGAATGTCCTGATAGTTTGGCTAACAATAAAAGAACTTCTTCTAACATATGACCATATAAAAACTTTATAAAAACATGAGGAGCAATAGGTGTTTGTTCTTCTTCAGATTTTAAATCGTACCAAAGTTGTCTCATAGGCTTACCGACATTGCTCATGCGCAAGTTATGTTGATCAGACCTATCTCTAGGTGTTGACCAGGATCTTAAAACATCCATCATTGCTGTACCAAACTTTTGAATGTCTTCTTCAGAAATGTTTAAAGATTTACCTTCGTTTAAAACTGATACGGTTTCATAAATATCTGAAACCAAAGTGTCTAATGTTTTTTTACTGCTCATAAGTTTTCCTCTTTTTAAAAATTAAATTCTCTTTGTTTTTCAAGATAACAAGATTTTTCTTCTACTATTTCTTTGTTTTTCCTAACATGTGGCATGTAATCTCTTTCTTCCCATGTTTTAATACTGTGACAGTTCTGACATCTTACTTCACATTTTCTGATTTCATCAAAAAGTTCTTTGATGTATTGTCTGTTTTTAACTTTATCGGTGGTGTTGATTCTACAAACTAAAGTTGACATGTTTGCACCACTTTTAGAAGCATCTAATAGTTCTGTCTTATCTTCTCTAACTACATGATCAAAACAAAGTGCTTTCGGATGTTCAGCATACCCACAATCTTTACATCCTTTGGCTAATTTATATTTGTTTATCCTTCTGTATCTTTTATCTCTAAGATACTTTCGATAATCGGAATTAGTGAGTTTCACTCCAATTCTCTCCTATTTTATACTCGGCATCTAAAGGACAACCAAGATTAAAATGTTCTCCTGCTTCCTTTATAGCTTCTACAGCGAGAGATCCAAACTCTTCTACATCTTTATTTATTACTTCTACTTGCCATTCATCGTGTATGTTAGCAACAAATTTAAAATCTAAACTTCTTTCTGTTGCTTTTTCATTTAACATGATAAGAGCTTTCTTCATTACGATAGCTCCTGCGCCTTGTAATAAACTGTTTAAAGAAGCATGAATGTGTCTTATGTGTATCTTCCTACCATCTAATCCTTTGAGATAGCCCTTCGCTGATGCTTTTGAAACTCTCTCTCTAAGTCTTTTAAATGAAGGTTGATTAGCAAAGAAACGTTGTTTAAGTCTTGCTCCATCTTTTTTGCTTCCTCCAACCACTTGTCCAATCTTTGCATCTCCTGCTCCGTATAAGAGTGCATAGATGAAAGTTTTTGCCTGATCTCTTGATTGAAGTCCTGCAGTTTCTTGATTTCTTTTGTGAACATCACCATGTATTATCTCCCTTGTAAATTCTTTATCTTGCATATAATGAGCCAACATCCTTAATTCTAAGCTAGAAGCATCTATTCCAACCAATTTATGTCCTTTAGAAGCAATCCAACAAGACCTGCAATCAACTCCAAAAGGGCTTTTGATAGAAGGAACTTGAGCCATGTTAGGCGATCTGTGGCTCATTCGGCCAGTTATTGTTCCGTTTGGAATAACAAAACCATGTACTCTATCGTCATCTTCTACTGCTTCTATCCAGGAATCTATCTGAGCAATCCTCTTCTGAAGTAAAAGATAATCCGCAATCATCTTAACTTCAGGAATGTTTTCAATGTTACTCAAAGTTTTTTCATCAACAATAGGTCTTCCTGTTGCAGTAAATTTTTGAGGTTTCCATCCAAAATCTTGTAAGTATTCTCCTATTTGTTTTCTGCTTCCGAGATTAAAATCCTGTAATTTTCTTCTCATAAAAGGCTTTGGTTTTGGAATAATTACTTCTCCTTTATCGTCAATTTCTTTTTGTTGCAGTAAAATATCAGAAAAAACTTTATTATATTCCTCATCTGTAAGTCCTCTTTTAGAAAGGCTACCATCTTTCTTAATGTAAGGAGTAACTTCTTTGACATCAACAAGTTTAGGTTTAAAAACTTTATGTACTTGATCTTCAGCATCTCTCATTTTTTCTCTAAGCTTTGCAAGTAATATTTCTGCATTATAACGATCAAAGAGAAAACCATCTTCTTCTTGTTTTTTTAAGATTTTTGAAACTTCTTGCTCTATGTATATACTTTCGCTAGAGAAACCTTTTGATTCTTCTTTAAGTTTTTCAAAAACTAAAGTATTTAATTGCACATCTCTTACACAATAATTCATCATCTCTTTTGAATAATTAGTATAATCATTAAAATCTTGCTTAGAATACTTTAATCGATATCCCCACATTTCTAAACTATGGCCACCTTCTCTAACAGGATTAAATAATCTAGACAAAACCAAAGTATCTATGAGTTTTTTATCAGATAAATCAACACCTAAAAGTTTATGTATAACAGGAATATCGAAGCCAATTATATTATGTCCGATTAATGTTTCTGCTGATTGAAGTAACTCAAGACCTGACTCCAGCTGGTGAGGAGCAAACTTATAGATTTCACTAGAGCCAGTATCTTGAGCAACGATACACCAAACCTTAGTGGCTTGGACATCATCTGTTTCTATGTCGAAAACTAAGTCCATATAGCATCTCCTTGATCGTTTTCAAAAGGTTCAGCTTTAACTTCTCTCAGTCTTCCTGTTTCTTTTTCATATAAAAGGCTTGTTGCATATCCCACATCACCAGTATATCTAGATTTTAAAACCCTAAGAACAGTTGTATTTGCTTCTTCAGGATCATCAGATTGTTGGTTTCTTTCTAATGCAACCACAGTATCGCTTAACTGAGCAATACTTTGGCTTCCTCTTAAATGACTTAAATTAACTTGTATTCCGTTTTCATGACCTTTGTTTCCATCGACTCTTCTTAAATGAGATACCAGGATAAGCCCTGCGCCTGTTTCTTCAACTATACTACGGAGTCTAGTCATTATCGCATCAATCGACCTTCTTTCGTCTCCATCTGTTGTAGCACAAACCAACATATGTAAATGATCTACTACAACCCATTTACAATCACACCCTACAATCATAAATCTAAGCTTAGAAAAAATTTCTTCTATATCGTTTGTTCCAAAATGAGAATGTACCCAAAGTCTATTGTTATTGTCCTTATCGGTTAAAATATCAAAATAAGAATCTATTTGATCTTTTGAAAACTGCTCTCTTATATGGTCAATGTACAATCTAGCGTTGGCCTCAATGGATAAGACACCATCAACAGTTCTTCTCCAGTCTTCTTCTAGTGCAATAATTCCTACATTATCATTAGTTGTTTTGATTAACCAATGTTCCAACTCTCTAGTTACACTACTCTTTCCAAGTCCTGTACCTCCTGTAAGAGTCATTAAAGTTCCTGCTTGAAGACCATATATCTTTTTGTTTAGGCCTTCCCAAGCAAAAGGAATTGTAGGTTTCTTTTTTCTATTGTGAAAAGCTTCTTTCTTGTCGAAAACATTTATGACTCCTGCAGGTGTATATGTTTTAGAATCCCACCAACAACTTGTAAATTCTACAAACTTGCCTTCTTTGAGCATGTCGTTAGCATCCTTAAATCCTTTAGGTAAAGACATTATTTTTGCTTTTCCTGGTTTAAGAAGTCTTGCTACTTTTTTAGATGCATCTCTGCCTTGCTTGTCATTATCAAAACAAATAACAACATTATCAAAACTTTCTATAAACTCTAAACTATTTCTGATATCTTTTTCTGCATTTCCTGCTCCGTTTTTAATGGACACTACAGGCCACTTGCTACCCATGAGTTCATAAGATGCCATAGCATCACATTCACCCTCTGTTATGGTTAGATACTTTCCTTTTTTAAATAGTTGTTGACCAAACAAAACAGTTTCAGAAGTGTTTCCTTGCCAAGAAAAGTCTTTTGTTTTTACGCTTCTTGTTTTTGTGGCTATTTTATCTCCGTTATCGTTGTAGTAAGGATAATGATGTTGATAGACCGATCCATCTAAAGAAGGAGTAATTGTAACATTAAACTTTTTTGCAGTTGCTTCTGAAATTTTTCTGTCGGATAAAGCACCAAAATTAGAAGTGATGATAGTAGTTGGTTCTTTTTCAACAGAGGTATTTTTAGAAATAGGAACGACTTCTGATTTGTTGTCGTAATTAGGTATCCTAGTCTTACAACTAAAACAATATGCTGATCCATCTAGATTAATACATAAGCATTTCTTATGATTACATACTGGACAATCTTGGTGAGTTTTGGAATAACCTGTAGTTTTATCTGTGTTCATGTTTGCTCCTTCTCGTTTTAAAAATCTGTGGTAGTTTTATGGTTCCGAAGATAACTACCAACTCCTCCAACAGCAACATAACCATCGGTCTTTACCCTGTCTGTCTACAGCAGTATGTGCGCTTTTATAGTCATCTAACAATCCATACATCTCATTGTTAGGAAGACTTATGGTAGTTTTGATATAGCAGACTACCAACTGCTTCTACGCTAGTTTGATTTGTTTACCCACAGCTTAAATTACTAGCAAAGTCTGTGCGCTTTTAGATAAAGCGTTGTTTATATGATATCTCAGCCGATACTATGTATGGACTACTGTATCAATAACTTTAAATGATTTACTTTTCACATACTTTATCTTTAATTAATCCTCTTCAGGAGGAAAAGCATCTGTCTCTTCGATGTCAACTTCAGCTTCTTCTTCTTCTTCTTGTTGAGGTTCTTCTCCGTTCATTAAACTAATGAATACATTTGTCCACCCTTCTTTACGAATATGAGTATCGATTCTTCGATCATCAAGCTTAACTGCTTCAGATTCAAGAACAATGAGATTGTTAAATGCTCTTAACCTTGCAGGAGTATCCATTTCACTTTGTCTATATACCACACCTTGAATGGTCAGTATAATATCGTTTTCTTCATTCATAATAAGTACCTATATAATTAAAATTGAAGTTCATCATCGTCAGGAGAATATTCTACCAACTTTGTTACCATAACAGCTTGAAGTTCAAAGAATTTACCATAGCGATTTTCATAAGGCTTAACTTGGATTTGACCCTCAGAACCATTTCCAACATTTGCATCTAAAGGCTCTTTGTTTTTATCCAGGAGTTTAGGTGCTTCGTTTTGAATCTCCATCTCTTGTCCTGTTTGACGATCTTTTATTTTTCTTGAAACCGATCTTTTGGCCGTTATTCGATGTTCACCTTCGTCATTGGTGTTCACTCTAAAACCATCGGATATAAGCTGTTGTGCATCTTCATCACTTATTACAGCAGTTACAGTATATTTGTGAGGTTCAAACCTCGTTTGTGGAGTGGTTATACTTGCCCACTCTATAGATAATGCGTTTATTAGCATGGCTATTTTCCTCTCTTATTTTATTATTATTATTGTTAATTTAAAATTTTTAGTAGGTGCAGTACCTTTAACTCCGCTGTATCTGCCTTGTCTGTTATAGTATTTCAACTGGAGTACCTACTTTTCTATCCGTCTGCGACCAACTCAGCCCTGCTTAACTCTTATGCAGATTTTATTTTTAGCGTTGGCTCTCATGGATAGATTAATCTTTTTCAATTTCTGAGATTCTATCAGTCAATGTAGCTTCCAACTCAGATATCTGATCGGCCAACGAATCTTCCAAGCTTTCAATTCTATCTAGAACATAAGTGAGTTCGTTGTTTATTTCTTCTACAATAACGATAAGTTTTTCTCTTATAAAATCTTCGTTTACGGACATGTTTTTTCCTCTTGATTAAATTAATACTGTATTATATCAAATTTTAAAGTTCATTGCAAGTCTTTTCCCAACTTTTTGTTGGTCTTAGGATAAGGTTTAATATCATACCTTATAGCTTTTTTTAAATGTTTTTTCTGTTTCCTGGATGCTAGTATTTGAATATATCTATGTTTTCTTGGTCTTTGAACCAAAATCGTTCTTTCATTGATGTCTTTTATATCTGTAGAAATCATATGTCTTCCATGTTTTGTTTTTGATCCATCTACGAAAACTCTATCTGTTCTTTTAGCAGACAATCCTAAGTAAATCCAATTGGTTGCTTGGTAAACATATCCTACATGATCTTGGTCGCTGTCAGCATAGGATATTATGATACTAGGTTTAGGAAGTAGTTTTAAACTGGAAGCAATTAAAAAACTGGCTTCATTTTTTTCGTTATGTTTCAAAACTAATCTGTTTAACTCTAAAACTTTTTTAGCATGTTCACGACCACAAAGGCCATCACAAACTCTAGGAGATGCAGGTGAGCCATATGTTATACAACCAATAAGTTTGTTCTCTTTAAATAAACCAAAAGCATAAGAAACAGAAGGCATCCTCTTTGCATAATGTATGCCAAGAATGTAAGGTTTTGTTTCGTTATAACTAATTGGTTTTACTTTATATATTTCTTTCATTTTCATCGTTTTCACAGAAGGCAACAGTCTTAAACTTGTTTGTGTTTTCAAGTCCTAGACTGAAACCTCCCATGCCTGTGAATAAATCTAAGACTTTAAGACTCATAATATCTTAAACGATTCTCATATTTTGAATTAATATCATCCATTTTATCTCTGTATTCTGCTTCAAGATATCTTCTTTCTCTTTCTTGCTCATATTTAATACTAGCAATCAGTTCTTTTCTGCGAACAGCAGGTTTGATTTCTAAATAGAGTCTCCACTCTTCTGCATATTTACTAGGAAGGTCTTGATCATATCCTCTCGCACTCAATCCATCTTTGATTGCATGTACTTTTCTTTGGCCATTTGCTCTGAGCCTTCTTTTCAATTGAGGATTCCTAAACTTTTCTTCTAGCTTAAAGAACAAATCTGCTTCCTCTTTTTCTTGTTTGGTTTTGTATGGTATTCTATAACGATATGCATGTGCCATGTTTTTTTCCTCTTATTTAGTTAAATTAATAAATCTTTTTGAAGTTCTTCTACTGTTAAATTAGGATTCTTTTTAAGTTTTTTATACACCCACCTCAAAGAAAAAGCACTTAACAGATAACGATTGTTTATAAATACATGAGTTTCATTAGGTAAATAACTCTCTAAATTTTTTAAATTTATTTCTTGTTCGTCTGAAGGCGCAATACTGTTTAACCAACTGGCCAGGAGAATCTTACTTTTCTTTCTGAGTTGTTTAGCTTTCTTTCCGTTCATTCAGACACCTCCTCCTCTTTCCATATATCCACTATATTCCCATCAACCTCATAAACATATTCGCTATAAGTTAAGTCTGGATCATTCCACAGAGTATCAGAACAATGGTCATCAACAGTACCATCCGTATACAAAGCCCTCATTTCTGCATCATCTTCTGCTTCAATTTCAATACAAACAGTTTCTATTCTTGTGATTTTATAAGTTTTCATTATCAGACACCTCCTCATAAATCCAAGCATCAGCTTCTTCTATTTCAAAATCATAAAAAGTTTCTGGCTCGTTACCCTCTGACATTCTATCTTTGTTGTTATCTTCTAACCATTTATCTAAATTGTTAGTAGTAGCTACATAGTCACGATTACCGCAACTGTCATGCCAATATATGTTATATAGATTCATTCAGACACCTCCTCTAAAAAGTTTTCTATTATTGTTAGTTGATCTTGAATATGCTCGACATCTTTTTGTAGTTCCTCTCCATACACAGCATCAAATAAACAGGCAACAGATATACTTGCTTCTTCAACTGCTTCTTTTACTTTACTCATCATTAGACACCTCCTCTATATTACAATCATCTACATACCCATAATCTGAAAGATTATCAAATTCTTCTTGAGCTTGTTCTTTGTTTTCTGCCTCAACAATACAAACTAAAGTCGTGGTTATTTTATATTCTTTTAGTTTACTCATCATCAAACACCTCCTCTAAATCATCAGGGTTAGAAATACATTCCCAATCACCTCCATTAGCATCAACTTCATCAGTAGTGCCACCACCACTTAAAAAGATATCAACTGCTTCTTCATAACTGTTAGCTATAACCTCTGTTTCTTCTGTTATTGTTAATGTATTACTAAATATGTATTCTTTTTTTCTCTTACTCATCCCAATCCTCCTCAATAAAGTCAGGTTTTACAGATTCAATCTCTGATTCATATTCTTTTAGATACAAAGGAGAATCATTTATTAAACATCCACCGACATTGTAGTATTCTTCTATGGCCAGTTCTTCGCTTTCTGCTTCTACTTCGTACTCGTCTATCCAATAGCCAATCCTTTTAATACTGACGATGTAAGGTTTTTTGTATGGCTCTACACCATAATAACTTTCTACTCTGTCAAATCTAAATGCTCTTACTTTAGAATCAGCAGTTTTGTCTGTTCCTTTAAAGACAAAGTTATCTACCAAGATATGATTATCAGGAAGTGTATTTACATCTACCCTTCTAATTTTAGATTCTTTATTGCTGTTGGTATATTTAAACATGATGGTACCTTTGCCTTCAAAACTTTCCAACAGGCCTCGTCTCATGTGTTCTTGTTCTCTTTTATCCATAAGTTTTCTCTTCTATAAGTTTATATTTAATTAATTTGTTTTTTTCATTGTCATAAACAGTCAAATATTTTTCACCATCCATGCCACCAATCCAAAATTTTAGTTCATAACTAGCAACAAAAGGTTTTTTGTCTATCTTCTTTACAATACATTGCCGATAATCTTTTGGATATTTCCAGGATAGTTGGTTAGTCATTGTCGGATTCTCCTTTTAACCAAAAAGAAACATCGCACATGTCATCAAAGGTTATGCTTTTTTTAACAAATTTAGATAATTCCCAATCTACAACTGGATGTCCGTATTCATTCTTAACAACTTTTCCATTCTTGTATTTTTTAAAAACTTTATCTCTCTCTCTGTAATCAATATACATTGCTCCATCTTCTAATTGACATTCTGAGTCCCATAAATCTAGATTCACAGATAAACCATGATGCCTTTCTAAATATTCTTGAATCGCATCTGTTATTGCAAAATAACTTAATTCTATTTTCATTGTCATTGTGTTTTCCTCCACAAACTAATTTTAGGATTTGCCAACCCATTTATAATTTTGATTCTTGCCATACCATGCATTTTGAATATGGCCTTTGTTAAAAAGTTATAATCGTTTTCGTTGTTCAATCGAATAACAACTGACATATTTTTAAATTGTCTTAAGTATTCTCTCGCTTCTTCAACGCTTTTGAAATTAAAAGATAATCCGTTCCAAGTATGACTCATCGTTTGTTCCTCCAGGAAATCATAGACTCTGTCATTCGCTCTGCTAACAATTCAATATCGTCATGATCTTTAACAGTCTTTGATATTTCATTGTAATTTGCTTCCATAAGCTCCTCATATAGCTCCTGTTCGATTCTTTCGATCTCGGCTAATTCTTGGTTATCTGAGGGGTCTAATGCTTCTAATCGTTGATAAGCTTGATCAACAAAGTTGTCTATTTTTGTAGTTAAGGCCATTCTATTTGCTCCTTTTTCTATAATTAAGTTAAACATACTCCGATTATAATCGAAATCAAATTAAAATTCAACATCTTTATTCCACCATTTCGGCTTATTTCTGCCTTTTTCCCATTTTGCATAGGTCTTTTCGTTGATACAGTAGTTGCGATAAGCTTTGATAGGATCATCATCTTTGTATTGATCTGGCATAGCTTGTGCTACTGGTGTCATACTAGGATTAGGGTCTATGTTTTCAGGATGTGGTTGTAAAGCATCTTTTAATTTGGTAATGCTACCATGCTCTCTGCCATATCTAAATTTATATTCTTCTCCTAGTGCTAGAAAATGTTTGTATAACCATGCATAGTTTATAACTCCTGCTCTAGCCCATATCGTGCATGGATGATTCCAATAGGCTCTCTTATATAGTCCTACCTCATCAGCATAATCATCTCCATCTAATTCTCTATGTGCTGTACATAACATCTGTGCTGTTTCCAGTGGCATTTTGACTAACATCTTGTCAGGCTGTGCTTGTGCTGAAGCTATCGGACAGTCGTAAAAGTAAAATATATTCATGTTATTCTGCTCCTATTTCTTGAATATTATTAAATCCTTTGTCTTTTAACAAATAATTGATAAGTTCTTTGAAAGTTTTAAATGGCCTGTCTTTTTCATGATGCCAATTGTCCAGGATATGTTCAGTTTCTGTATCACAAACTATAAAATAATCAGCATTTTTAACTGAGCCATAACAACTTATATTTTTTATATTCATATGTTTTTATGCTCCGCTTGTCATGTGTTCGTATGGCTCGTTACATTCTTCTATAAGTTCACCACAGTTACAAATTCTAGATTCTAAGTCATCAATATCAGGTGCATCACCTAATTGATCAAAGGCCAACATGGTTGACTCGTCTGCGTATTGCTCTAACTCATCACCACTTAGATTAAGTTCTTTTTCACCTTTTTCTAGATATGTTTCATAAAGGTTTTCTAGTATCATGTCATTATGTAGATTACTCATTGTTTTCTCCTATTTTAAATCTATAATTATCTAGCAGTTGCCCACATTGTTATTGGATTTTATCAATTTTTACAGGCCTAGTCAAATCATTTATCCTTTTAATTTTATATATGAACCCTTGAATATTAAAAAACCTTTGTAAATCAAGTACATATCTATTTTACTATTTACCAGGACAGTTCTAAATTTCCCAGCAGAGCTGGACTTTTTGCGCAAACAATAACGACAGTTTTAGTCGATTGATGATAGTAGTTTTCGTAATATAATAATTATTACTGCCATTGCGCCTGTTGTTGTACCTATTACTATAAACGCTTCATTCATTTTTAATTGCTCCTATTTTTATTTTATTTATTAATCGATGACCGATACTATATCTCTAACATAAATCGAACCGTATTCGTCATGGAATCCAACCTCACTGGCTTTTAGATCAACCAATAAAACTGTTTTATATCCTTTGCCTTGTTTAATGCTTTCCAAAGCGTAGGCCGTACACAATCCTAGACCATTGTTAACTTTTAGTTGTGTTCCTTTTTTTATGTTTTTAAAGTTTTCATTTATCATTTTTAATTGCTCCTTGTTTTTAATTCTTTTTTAGCCCATTTTAGTAACATTTTATCGTGCCAACCGCCAAAATTTTCTAATCTTTTAATTGTTTTTTTAAGCTCTTCAGTATTTTTTACTTTTATTTCAAATCTAATTAAATCAAAATCAAACATTTTATTTGTACTCCTTTATTTCTAAACTATTTCCATTAATACTTTAATGATTGCATCAATTTTATTGTCCGATATTTTAACAACACCGCTAGAAAAATGATCTTCCCATATAAAGCCCTCAATCTCTTCTATGAATTCACTGCTTGAGTCTGTAGCCGTATAATAATTATCTGATAGAGGGTCTAAAAAATGTTCATGCTTTTCAACATAAATTAAGGGTAATGATTCGGCCTTTCCTTTTTTTGAAATATCATCTAGCCAGTAAACTTTAGACGAAAATATTATTACTTGGTTTTCGTTATCTCTGATAGGCTTATCATCTATGATTATAAACTTATCGTAATCATCCAGGATAAGTTTAGTTCGTCTTGCTCTTTGTTGATAGACTTTGATTTCTCTTTCATTATCCCAGTAATCCTTTACTATTATTTTTTTCATGGTTTTATCTTTCCTTTTTTATAAGTTTATTAATTCTTTTATGTTGGATTCAGTCACAAAGAAATGATTATTGACTTTGTTATCATCTATTCGATCACTTGCTTTGCTTCCTTTTCTTTTTAAATAACCTATCGATCCTTTTTTATCTTTGAATCGAACATCAGTTTCATCAAAATTTACAAGCTTTTTTCCATATAATTCTTTTGGTATCTCTAGCGTGTCTTGCTTTGTTCCTTTTGTATTAAAAGCCAATGCAATGTTAAGGCCGTCCTTAACTGCTTGTTTAAGTTCTGATCTAGAATAATCGGAATACATTGAACCGCTAAAAGTAAAATGATGATTTTTATTTTTGTTTTTCAATGCTAAGTTTCTTAGCTTCGTGTAATCGTAGAATTGAATACTAGGATTATCAGAAACAAGCTTAGAAAAGTTTAAATCAGATGTTCCATTTAATCGGACAGCAAAAGATTTACCATATTTTTTATGGCCTTTTGTGATCTCTTCCTGTAATTGATCCATAAAAGCTTCATTGTGATAAAGATAGTATAAAGTTCGTCTTATCATTGCTTTTTGTGCGTTGATCATGCCTAACCTACCAGAAGAGAATAAACAATCTTCAGAGCATCCATTTCTTTTGGCATTAGGGCATATTGTTTTACTTGTAACCATTGTATCTGGTGCAAGATATAAAATACCTGTATTAATATCAATCTTCTTGCCTTTTTCGATTTTGCTTGATGAATTGATTCCTAACAATGAGAAAGGTTTTTTACTGAAGTATTCTACATCAGATTCTAACACCTCTAACAATGTTGATTCTTTACCATTAAACAAAAGAATATGATTTAGTTCCGCTTCTTTTAAGTATGTTTTATATATGTGATTAGTCATGATATTTTCCTTATATTTGATTATCAATTAATTTACCAGGCCATTCTTTCAATTAGAATTTGCTTGGCTCTAAGTCTCTTTTCATTATCAGAACAATTAATGCCTTGATTGCCTTTATTATCTGACATGATCCAATAATATTTTCTAAGTTTTTCAGTTGTCCATTTTTCCATGTTATTTGTGCCTCCAAATTTGGCCGTTTTTATTTAAGTTACACACACATTAGCATACTTTTTAAATATGTTCAACCTTATTTATATAAGTATTTTATAGTTGGCCTTGTAATATTGTGTAAGTGTTTGAAATGTATAAAACTTTTTGAAATTATTTTCATGATTTCAAAAAGATTTAAAAAGGTTTTACAAGTATTAACCAGTCTGATTAATAAATATGCGAAATAAAAAAATTAAAAAAAGCTTGTAAAATTTTTTAAAGTGTGATAGCCAGCATGCAAAAATAAAACTTGCAAATATTTTAAAAATGTGATAAGCTTTAAAAATTTTTTAAAAGGCCTTGCAAATATTTTGAAAATGTGATAAACATTTTTTTAAAAAAGATTTTAAAATTGTTGCAAATTGATTGCTTTTGTGCTAGGCTCTGAATTTTTAAAATAGGGGGGGCAGGATGACAGGGGGGGTGGAGGGTATATATATGTAGTGGTCGAACATTTTACAAAAGTTTTAGAATGTTAACCAGTATAAAATGCGCTTAATATTTATAAAAGGCCTAATGAATGCTAAACCTTTGGGGGGTGTTACTATAGTATATATCTCATTTTACAATTTGTCAAGTTAAAAAAGTTAAAAAATAACTTGACAAATCTGTTTACCAGTCCTATAATATGAAAACATAATGACAAACACATACTTACAACCCAAAGACAGTAACAAGACGCTTACCGATAAACAACAGAAGTTCTTGGATTATTTAGTTGAAACAAATGGAAACCCAAAGAAAGCCGCAGAACTAGCAGGATACAGTGGAAACCATTATCAAGTTGTCAAATCTTTGAAAAATGAGATCATAGATCTCGCAACGGATGTTTTGGCCAACAGCGCACCTGAAGCTGCCTTTAAACTAGTAGATATCATGAACACGGATGCGCCTATTCCTCAAATAGGAAACAAACTACAAGCTGCACAAGCAATCTTAGATAGAGTAGGTGTTGTTAAAAAAGAACGAGTAGAAGTAGATCATAAAACAAATGGTGGTGTATTTATATTACCAGCCAAGAAAGAAGTAACCGTAATTGAAGGAGAATATACAGAACAAGATGACAATAAAGAGTGATGATTATGAAATGTTTAGGAAATGGTGTAGAAACCTATACGATGAGAATTGTTTAGAAAGACACAGAAGCGGACTACCGCCTTACGAAGACTTTGAAGATTATTATCACTTACATTTAAAATGGCTAAAAAATAAATATGAAAATGAAGAAACCAGATATTAATTTTAAGCATTTAAAAGAAACCAACGAAGGATACTTTGAACACATGGGAGTTGCTATATGGTATGCTATTCGTTTAGGTTGTTTGGCTTTACGTATAGCAGTACATGCGGTTTTTCCTTTCATATGGTACAACGAGGTTGATCCTACACTTAGAAGATTTAATCAAGACAGACACGACAGAGCTTGTCTTAAAAGTAGATACTTAAACTAAGATGCCTACTAAATTCAGACCAACAGAAAAAAGTTACGACAGACGTACAGGCAAGACTGCTACAATACGGCACTATATGAAGGCAGTACCGAAACAAGAATTAATAGACTACTTAAACAAAGAGTCTTCACCGAAAAAAAAGAAACATAAAGTAATTAAAGAACTAGAACGCAGAGGAATAAAGCTCGTATGGAAATAGACCAAGAAAAGTTAAACATGCAGGTACATAATCTTCCTGCAGCAATTATGTTAGAATGTCAATTACCAGACGAGATAGTAAATAATTTAAACGAATACTTAGACGAATACAAAGAAACAGCAGAAAAAAAATCATTAGCAGGCACATTAGTTGGACAAATACATCAAGGCGAACAACTACTCATGGATCACAAGCATCCATTATTAATGGACTATTATCGTTTTATAACATTAATGGGTGCAGATTATGTTAATGCATTTATGGATATTACAGGCGCACAGTTTGATTCACGTACAATAGACATTGATGAACTGTGGTCCGTACACAGCTTTGAAGGAGACTACAATCCAATACACGATCACGGCACTAAAACACTTATGGGAATTAGTACAACTTGTTGGACAATGGTTCCAGAACAAATAGGAAAGTTTGGAGAAATAGAAAAAGGCAACGAAAGAAACTACAGTCTATACAATTCCTCAGGTGCTTGTGATGGATTCTTGGCTTTTACTTATGGTCGTAACGAGATTATGAATTCTGAAAGGCTGCGACCACCACAATCGATTACATTACAGCCTAAAGTCGGCAGACAGTTAATGTTTCCTTCGTGGATGCAACACATGGTCTATCCGTTCTTTGGTAAAGGAGAAAGGCGAACTGTCGCTGCAAACTTAAACTGTTGGAAACAAGAGGAACTAAAAAATGACTAAAAAGAAAAAAGATCCAAGACTCGCAAGAGCAGGAGTAAGCGGTTACAATAAACCAAAACGTACTCCTAATCATCCTAAAAAGTCACATATTGTTGTAGCTAAAGAAGGTGATAAAATAAAAACAATTCGCTTTGGACAAAAAGGAGCAAAGACTGCTGGTAAACCAAAGAAAGGCGAATCAGATAAAATGAAAAAGAAACGCAAGTCGTTCAAAGCTCGACACGCTAAAAACATTGCAAAAGGTAAGATGTCTGCAGCGTATTGGGCAAACAAAGTTAAATGGTAATAATAAGAGAGAAACAACATGCTAACAGTAGGTGATATATTTCCTGACTTTCATTTAGACGGAGTCAACGAAAATAATGAAATAATTAAATACAACGGTTTTGAAGAAAACTGGTCTGTGTTTTATTTTTATCCAAAAGATTTTACATTCATATGCCCAACAGAGATTGCTGAAATGGATCGGCTAGTCGATGAGGGTGTATTTGTAATGGGAATAAGCGGTGACAATGAGTTTTGCAAACTTAATTGGAAAGAAAATAATTCTCTTATTAACGGTATTAGACATCCATTGGCAGCCGATTGTGGTTTGTCTTTGTCTGATGATTTAGGCATTATTGCCTATCAAGAAGGTGTTTGCTTACGAGCAACTTTTATTGTAGATCCTGATCAAGTTATACAACATGTATCAGTGAATGCTTTAGATACTGGTCGTAATGTAGATGAAATAATTAGAACATTAAAAGCCTTACAAGCTGGAGGACTAACAGGTTGTTCTTGGCAAGAAGGGCAGGAGTTTGTAGCGTAATGGCAACTAAAAAAGTAAAAGATAAT